TCCGCGTCGCCGGGGAAGCGCCGGAGGCCATACTTAGTCTGGGAGGCCGAATCTTCGGCCTGAACCCATACCGGATCGGGTGCCGTAATCGCTGTGCCCCTCGCTTGCGCTGAGGTCAGATAGCCGGTCAGCGTGGCGTGGTCGTTCGTCAGCGTGATCTTCAGTCTCGTCGCTAGTTTAGAGACCGCGATCGTAATGTCTCCGACCGCAAGATCCGTTCCTGTCCCGTTGTTTACCGACCAGACCTCAATATCGTTCCCGTTCCCGAGGGTCGGGGTCGTCCACGCGTCAACGCCAACCAGCGTCCGCGCCGCTGCTAGCGTCTCCGCGTCAGCCCAGAAGGTCAGCGATTCACCAGGCGGGATGCTCGGAGCGTCTCCGGTTTCATTCGCCTCTGGATGCGTCCACAGTACCGCTAGCGCCTCGGTTGTAGGCGGGGCAATCGACGCCCGAATATCGTTGTAGACGCGGGGGAGCGGCGACGGTCGCTCAATCTCTACGTACCGGATAGCCCCGGCTGTGTTCGGATCGTCGCTGTACGTAGCCTGTGACGTCCGGTGTGTCGCACTGAATCTATGCTCGCGGTCCTCGAAAGCGATCTTGCCGTCCCGCGTCTCACGCAGGAAGCCGTTTTCCGTCGCTTCGACCTCTCGCGCCGCGGTTCGGGCCAGTACGGGGCGACGCCACCACCGCGTCATCGTAGTCTGTCCGGTGTCGATGTCGCGGAGCGTCGCCGAGAATCCAGCCTTGTCGAGCACTTCAGTGATGGCCGCCCCCGTCGCGATACTGGTTTGCATAGCTACCGCGACCTCGGTATCGAGTGCCATGAGCGGCCCCGCAGCGGTAAGGATGGCGGTAGGTATCGAGCCGACTCGGGCGCGGGGTTCCACGTCCAGCAACTCGCCCTGCCAGATGGTGTCCGCGTAGGGGGAGACCGCCCGGAGTCGTACAGGCCGGCCGGGAAGAATATTGCCGTAGTAGGCGCCCGCGGAGTTCTCCGGTGAGTAGTCGCCGCCATTATTGTCGAGCGTCGCGGTAAGCCGTCCGGCGATGGCGCGGGCGGCCACTTCCTGCGCCGGATCACGACCGCTCCGCGTGGAAAAGTCCAGCACGTCACCCGCGATATCCGTCCAGGTGCCGTCGTTCGACCAGTCCACGTCCAGAGCGAACAGGACGCCGACGATGCCGGACCAGTCAACGCCCGACGCGCTCCAGGGGATCGACGCACTCCAGGCAGGCACTACTCACTATCCTCATTCTCAGAGAGCGCTTCCTCTACCGAGGCCTGAAGTTCGGCGAGTTGACGGCGCAGCGCGACAACAGCTATTCCCAGATCGAATGCCCGCCCAGCGAGCGAGCGAGCATATTCGCGCCAGTCCTCCGGGGCTATGTTGAGGGGGACGTTCGGTTCCGCCATCGTTGCTACTCCAGCGGGTTGTCAATCGTGATGGGCGACGCGGCATTGCGGTCGTGCTCGGCCTTGTTCGCAATCCAGCCGCGGACCATAGCAGCAAGCGCGGCCTTGAGTTCGGCCACACCTATCTCGCTCGGGTCCACGCCCTGATGGAAGGCCAACGCCTCCTGAATCTTGACCGCTTGCTCCGTGGTGATTGTCCAACCGATGTCCATGTGTCTCTCCTATGCCGCGGGCAGTGCCGCCAGCCTTTTCTCTGCGACTGCAAGTCGGCTACCCAGCCTGCGAGCAACCCCTGTCAGCAGCCGAATCAACTGGGTTTGGTTCGTGAGGCCGCCGTCTCCAATAGGTGCGCCGAGAATTCCCATCTCAATAAGCGCCGCCTCGTTTATCTCGGCAAAGCGACCGTACTCTGCCCGGAGTGCTTCCTTCGATGTCATCTCACCGGACCTTAGACGGTCATAGACTTCAAGGGCAACCTCATCATCTACATCGTCAAAGGTCTGTGCCGCGGTCACGGAATACAAGTCGCCATCTTCGTCGATGAGTACTCGCGTCACGGTGGAGCCACCTACAAGCGCCATTACTCCGAATACGTTGCCATCGGCAGTTATGTTTGCGCCAGCATTAGCCCCGTCGTGCTCCTGTGCGGAGAACTCAATTAGCGACCTGCCTGCCGTCGTCTTTGTCGTGGTCGCAGTCCCACCTATTGCCCGAAAGTCAAGGACGGTGCCAAGTGCGGCGTCGTCGGCAAGGGCATAGAACCTTGCCCCACCGTAATCGCCACTCGCCTTGAGAATGGAAAGCCAATCATCTGTTTCGGCGTAGGTCGTTCTCCCGTGGGCTACGTCAGAAGACTTGAATGACACAATCATGTCGTCGTTCGCGCCCTGGTTGATGGTCAGGCCCACCGTCATGTTGGCGTTGGCGGACTCGTTGATGTAACTCTTGGCAGCCCCCGTAGCGAACCCGCTGGTCATCGTCACAAGGCCGCTGATCGAGGGCGTCGTGTCCCAAGCAGACGCCCCGGCAGCGGTCCCCATCATCACCGCGTTGGCGGCGGGCGTAGACGCTCCCGTTCCTAGCTTCGTTTCGAGAGCAACGATGGCCTCGTGCGCGACGCCATGCACGTTCTCGTGCAAGTAGTCATCCGTCCCGTCGCCATCGAGCTCGATACCGCTCAGCGTCGCCGCCGCCGGAAGGGTAGTCACCGTATCGAGCACCGTTGGATATGCCGTCGTCCCTGCCATTACACACTCGCTCCCCCGGCCTTCGCCTGCACAACCGCCGCTGTCACCTTGTCCTCGAAATCGACCATGCCGTAGGTGTCGCCGTTGAAGTTGACAATGATGGTGGCGTTCTCTTGCAGTTGGCTCTTCCCGAATGTCCCTGGCATCACCGGCATGGCCGCGGGCGTTGTTATCCCAAGATCGGCGAGCGTCTTCGCGACACCACCGACGCCGTGCATGGGGCCACCGCCCGCGGCGAGCGCCGCCCAAGCGCCCGCGCCCGTCGTGCCGGGAGCGAAGCCGACACCGGTCTTGATAACACTCGGCAGCGCCGCGACCGTCTCCCGGATGCCTGCCATCTGTTCCTCGCGCAGCACGTCGAGCGACTTGCCGAGCTCGTCCACCACCTCTATGACGCCGCCCGTCGCCTCATAGAGCATCTTGAACTGTTCTTCCAGCGTCATTCCGGCGTCCGTCATGGCCTGTAGGACGGTCGCACCGCCGGGCAACTGCTCGGCCATATTCCGCAGGCTGGCGTTCAGGTGATCGTCCAACATCTGCCCTGCCACCTGTGTGGCGAGGCCAGCGTCCCCGAGCCTGTCGGTCAGCGTGCCCAGCGTGTCCACGTAGCTGAAGCCCGCCTGGTTGCCGAGGCCGATAGCCTCCCACAATGCCTGCTGGGCCGTTGCTCCTCGCGTGATGGCGTCCTGAAGTTCGTCGCCGATGTTCTTTACGCCACCTTGCGCCTCTCTGAACGGGGCCTGCACGTCCTCCAGCGCTTTCAGGAAGTCCACGGCCGGCGGATTCACGTCGTGCAACGCGCTCGTCATATCGTCCACATTCTCGTGGAGAGCTTGCCATGACTCAAGACCAAGGAACCGCGCCCAAGCACGGTCCACGTCGCCGGTAGCCATCCCCCAGGGCAGTGCGCCCTGCCCGAACCCCTCCACCGCTCCCGGCCCCGCGGGTCTAGCAGGCCGCATCCCAAACTCAAGCCCGACTCCGCCTCGCTCTGTCAACCAGTCGGGAGGGATTGTGTACCAAGGCGGCATAGCGGCCAGCTTCTCGGGGCGCATCATCTGTGGGAGTTCCCACGGCTGCCACGCGCCAGGCTCGGGCCGCATTAGCCGGCGGAGTTGGCGTACGAACTCTTCAGTACCCGTGCCCCCCTGGAACCCCGGAATCTTGCCCGCCGGGATGATGCTCACCTGCGAGCCGCGCTTCAGGGCGAACTCCGCACCGGCCTCACCCACCATCGACAGGCCCTCCGGCAGCCCACCGCCATGCTGCAACCCCGGTACCTTCGACCCGCCGCTCATCAGCTTGTTGAGGAGAAACCCTCCGCCGATGGCCGTCGCCGCTCCGAGCAGAAGGCCCCACGGCCCCAGCGCCGTTGACGCGGCGATGCGCAACGCACGGAACGCCAGGATGAGTTTCGGGATCATACTCAGGATCATGCCGAAGGCCAGAAGCATCGGGCCCACAGCGGCGGCCAGCCCAGCGATCACCCCAATCGTTACCAGGACCGGCTTCGGCAGATTCGCCATCTTCTCGGCGACTTTCGCAACCTGCCCCGCGAGATCCCCCAGCAGGTCCAGCAACCCAGACTCAACGAAGGCTATCGCCGCGCCCTCAAGGGCCGAGCGCATACGCCGCATCGCTCCGGTGAATCCCTCCATCTGCACGTCGGCGATCTTCTTGGCGGTCCCGCCGGAATCCGTCAACTCGGCGGTGAGGCCTTTGAGAGCGTCGGCCCCCTGCCCGACAAGCGCGGCCATGCCCGGCCCTGCGCGCTGCCCGAATATCTCCATCATGTCGGCGGTACTCGCGCCCGAGCTTTCGAGCTGCCTCACGATCTCCTCAAGGGATACCAGGTTGCCGCTCGCGTCTATGACGTTGAGGCCGAGCCGCCCCATGACGTCCTTGGCTTCTTCGGTCGGAGTGAGCAGCCTCACGATTGCGCCACGGAGCGAGGTCCCGGCCATCGTCGCCTGAATACCGGCGTTGCCGAGCAGACCGACGGCCGCGCTGACCTCCTCGAACTGGAGGCCCGCTGAGGACGCGACGGGCGCGACCATCTTGAACGCCTCTCCGAGTTGAATCAGGTTCGTGTTCGTGGACGTGAAGGTTTTGACCAGCACGTCGTTGGCGTGGCCCAGTTCCTCCGTCGTCATCTGGTAGCCAGTCAGGATGTTCGACGCGATGTCGGCCGCCTGCGCCAAGTCCATTTGCCCGGCGGCGGCAAGCTGAAGCGTGGACGGCATAGCGCCGATCACTTCGTTGGCCTCGAATCCGGCCATCGCCAGGAAGTTCATGGCCTCGGCAGCCTGAGACGCGCTGTATTGCGTCGTCCTACCGAGTTCCTTGGCCTGATCGCGCAGGGCCTCAAACTGAGCGCCAGCCGCGCCGGATACCGCGCGGACCTGATTCATGGACTTCTCGAAGTCCGCGCCCATCTTCACCGCGACGACGCCGAGGCCGACGATAGGCAGGGTCAGCCCCATCGTCATGCCCTTGCCCACAGAGCGCATCCGCTGGCCCATACGGTCGAAGCGCTTGCCAACGTCCGAGATCGCGCGGTCTACGCCGCGGGAGTCGGCGCTGATCTCGATCCGTACTTCGTTCGCGGCCATCTCAGATTCCCTCGGGCATCGCTTTCGACATCGCCGCCAGTTGCTCCTCTACGCTGGACTCGCCTTCACCCTCCGGTCGACCCTCGGCGAGTATCCGGTGCATCCGCAGAAGCAAGTCCGCATTCTCCGCCAGCAACGCTGACGGTAGACAGCCGTAGCGCTGGCAGAGAGAGTCGATCATCTCCGCCACCGCGAGTTCCCGCGGCTTCTCTACGCGGTTTCCGTCGGCGTCGATTCCGCCGGCGACGTGCTTCCACCTTCGGATTGCGCCCATAAAGGGACGGGCACAGAACCGATCTGTTTGACCCACTCATCGAGCATCACCAGCACGAAGTCCGTCGGCAGCTTCTCCAAGCCTTCAACCGTGACCGGCAGACGCTTTCCGTCGCCGTCCTCAAGGTTCCAACTTTCAATGCCGTACTCAACGAACGTGCTGTAGATGCCGCGCGGGTCGGTTTCGTCCCGATCGCTCATGTCCATCGACACGCCGAGAGGGACGCCCAGGTTCACAACAACCTCGGCGCCCTGGTACAACTCGTCCTTGAACACGAGCCGTGCGGTGCGGGCCGGGACTCGGAAGCCACCTGCTTTCCGGCTGCTTCTCTTCGTCGCCATGCCTAGCTCCTATGCCCAGGTCGGGGCAGTTCCGCCAGTGAGCGCGCCCGGCGCCGTGTAGGTCAGTTCGCCCGACGCGGCACGGCTCAGCGCGTAGTCGGAGAAGACGCACTCGTTGGGGAGCGTCTGCCCGCTATGCCGTTGGGGAGCGTCTGCCCGCTATGCGCGATGGTCACTGTGCGATCCACCGACGAACTCGGCACCGTCTTGAATACGTCGTGCGACATATTCGAGGCGTCGTTGAAGATGCCCGTGATGCTTATCGAGAAGTCCGCCAGAAGCAGATGCCGCTCCATTGCCGACTTGTCGAGGCCTGTCGTCTCCTGGATTCCGCGCGGGGTCGCGAAGTCCACGCTCGTGATGTCGTTCTCGATCGATCGTGCTACTCCGCCTGAGTCATCGACGGCCACCGTCATGCCCAGGCCGCTTTCCTTCGCCATGGTCCTCTCCTTCTAGCCCCGTTTCCGGGCCTGTTCCGCTTGGTGCATCGTTTCGTTGAACGTATCGCTCCATTCGTGTGGGTCGCTCACCCTTTGCAACCGGCCGTTCCGCCCGCGCAGTAGGAACGGTGGCCGGTTCAGCGTCGCCGTGTGCTGCCGGAAGCACTGCTGCCCCGGAGGGAACGTGAACGTCACGCTCCCTGCCTCTGCCTTCGCGGTGAACCGCCGCCCGCTGTGGTGGCGGATGTAGAGGTCTTGCGGCGAGCCGATTGGCACGATGGTGATCCAGCCCTTCAGGTAGTGCGGGCAGTTGACCTCCTCACAGGACGCCGTCCGTCGGTGCGTCGCGGTGGGCGCGCTCATTCTGAAGAGGTGCCCTATTCGGTTTCCGATTCCAGTCAACATCATGCATACGCCGTGTCGTCCACGGCCTCTCCGCGCCGGTACGCGACCACCAAGTCAAGATCGGTGAACGTACCCGTGGTCGTGATCCGCAAGAAGCGGTTGACGATACCCGATACGGTCTTCCGCTCGGCCGTCGGTTCATTCCCATCCGCGACCGCCGTGAACGATATGAGAGACGCCCACGTACTGTCGTCGATGCTGTCCTCGATGACCACCGTCGGCGTGCCGGAACCGATGTCGATGATATGGAGGAATCCGGCTGCCCCGTTCCTGGTGCTGGTGAGCGTTGACGTGCCGCCGGAGCCGCCCACGGTGACGTTGACCGGGATCGTGAAGTTGGTGGCGTCAACGACGGTGACAGTGTGATAGCCGTTGATGTCCGGCGTGCTCCCGCTGTGACCCGCAATCAGAACTGAATCACCAGACGTCAATCCGTGAGCCGCCGCCGTGAGAATATTCGTGGGGTTCGCCACACTGGAACTGGTGATCGTGACCGCGTCGGCCTGCGTCCCATCGTCCTTACTCGAACCGCTGCCAGACGAAGCGAAGGTATCCTGAGCCGAGGAGAGCATGACGCCCCACTCTGGCGCGTAGGCGTTGGCCAGCGCGTTCACGTTGAAGGCCAGCGAGCCGTCCGCGCCACGCGCGCCGTCGTAACCAACCTGCTTCGCGGTCAACGCGAAGGCCGGATCGTCAACGGCCGCGCCCAGCGCCCAGATTATAAGTACGTCGGTAGTCGGTAGGCCCGACAGCCCAGCGTGCGCGGCGAGCGCGGCGTCGTTGAAGAACGAATTGAAGTCGATCACCCCGTCGGCGGGTCCGTTGGCCCGCTCCATGGCACTCTTGTTGATGGCCGTCATGTCCAGCAAGGCGCGTGGACATGCGGCGTTGTTGATCGCTCCCACGTCGCCGGACAGGTCGTAGCCGCCAACGTAGATTTGGTGTGCCAATCCAGCTTGCTTCGCCATCGCCTAGACCCTCTCAATCATCCCGAGTGCCAGTAACGAAGCTACGTTCACGCCCGCGGGCGGAGCGAATGTCTGGCCCTCATAGAGCTTGATGACCTTCAGAACAACGCCGCCCTTTGACTTCTCCTCCAGCGTCACGATGGGCACGTCGTCCGGGATGTGCCGGGGGTTCAGCACCCGGTACTTCGTGGTTGCGCTTCGTTTTCGCGACATCGGATTCTCCTATGCGGCCAGAGTCGCCGAATCGTCCACGATCAGGGGCAGGGTGATATCAGCGATCCGGTACATCTTGCCCGACAGGTCGATGTGTCCCCAGGACGTGCTCACAGCCGTCCCATACTGGCCGGCCGCGTCGATATTGCGGATGGTCCCGCCCAGGTCGTACTCGCCCAGCAGGTCACTCAAGATGTCGCCCACAACCTCCGACATCTCGAACTCGTTGGCCTCCAGCGGCTCCCGCAGCATGTCGGCGTAGACGCGGATCATGGCTACGTGAACCTCAATCGTGGTCGCGAGCGTCAGCTCGACGACGTTGGCGCTGGACATGAAGATCGCCGCGCTGAGTCCCCGCCCTTCGAGGGGCTGCTTCGGCTCCCCAACGGAGACATTGCGAATGTAACCCGAGGCTTCCATGTAGCTCGCGACCGCCTGAAGCGTGGACTTCACCTTGAAAGCCATCAACCGAGCCTCGCGATGAGCCGCTTGACCGCCGGGCCACAGATGCGGCGGAAGTTCTTCTGGAGATACTGCGCCGTCCTACGAAAGGACGCGTAGCCCTTGAACCGGGTCGTCTGGTTCCGAGTCCCGACGCCCTCCAACCAAGGCCCATACACGACTCCCCCGTCGTCAATCCGCCCGTGCAGGTTCGTGACCTTGCCGTGGACGTTCCGCCGGTAGTGGCCGGTGCTGGCCTTGCCCTTCTGGGCCTCCGCAACGCTCAGGTACACACCGCCCGGACGAGGCCGGAGCATGGTGTCCAACCGCTGCTCGCCGGCGTCCACCATCGTCTGCACGATGCCCTGTACGCCCCTTCGCACTTGCGTCTTACCAGTGGAGAAGAGCGGCCCCTTCTTCGTAATACGCGTCCGCATCGTGACCATCAGATCGCTCCGATCCGCGGACGCTGGAAGTGGGCCACCACATCCTTTCGAAGCTCGGCCAGGGACCGGCCCGTCATCTCCCGCGCCCCTTCGCCTGTGCCGATCTCCCGGCCCCAACCGGCGGATTCCTGGTGCAGAGCGGCTACTGAGGCGGCCGCACAGAGTTCGCGGACATCGAAAGGCACCTCGTACGCGCTGACGGCCGTATCGTCGCTGTGCGTCGCGGCGGTCGTGCCGTTCACGCCGCGCTCAATGGTCAGCGTCCGGTTGATGTGGACCGGCGTGTCGTTCGCGTGCGCGGCCAGCACCGTGCCGTTGTACGCGCGCTGGACGGTGAGATCGTTGCCGGAGACCACCTCGACGTACATCTGCTCAGATTCAAGGCGGATAACCTCGCCAGCCTTGATCCCGTGCGAGGCGTCCACTGTGATGGTCACGTCCGCCCTGTCGGCCGTGATGGACGCGTCGTTGACCAGGATGGAATCGAGCGCGGCGAAGCTGCGATCAGACACGAATACCGCTTCGCTCTCGATCAGCAGCGTGTCCCCCACGTCGATGAGAGAGCCGTCAGAGCACACCATCGACGTGGCCGCCGCGCTCGAAGAAAGGCCGCTCGCTACCGTGCCCGCCGAGCGGGTATCGTTGCAGTAGCCCCACGAACCGGTCACGCTGATAGATCGCTGCGGAGTGTCGCCGCCCTCGAACGCGGCGCTGCTTGACGAGTCGATCTCAATGCGGTCATAGGGCGGCCCGAACGCCTGCGGCTCAAGGAAGTAGTCGGAGGAACTGATCGTGGTCGGGCTGCTGTCCTGAGCCTTCGTCTGAAGGGTCGTGACCGAGATCAGGTCGAAGTCCAGCCACAGGACATCAGAGTCCTCGTTGCCGGGGAGCGGCCAGCGGTAGAGGCGGGTCTGCGTCTTCGGGATGAAGATGCGGCGCGTCGCGCGTTCGATCCGGCGGCTCTCAGCCTCGATCAGCCGGTCGATTTGCGCGTCCTTATCGGCGCCGCCCACGTTCGCGGCGGTCTTTACCTGCTCTCTTGAGCAGTACCAATTCGCCACTTCGCTCTCCTGCTTTCCAGAGGGCTACGGGCTATTCAGTTCGGCCAGCGGTATCCGCAGAATGGGCAGTGGCGGATGCCGTCCTTCACGTCCAAGATCGTCCCGTCCTTCGGGCAGGCGACGGGAGGATCGCGCTCCGCCTCCGCTGCGTCCTCCCGCCCCTGATCCCGTATCGCCTTGAGCGTTTCCCACGGCATGGCCGCTAGCTCTTCACCATGTCGGCTGTGTCGTCTTCAATCCACGTCACTTCCGCAAAGCCCTCCGGCCCGTCGGTAGTGGCGTAGACGTGCCACTGAAGCGTCGCCGGACCAACCAGCACCGGCCGGTAGCCGAGCGTCCGCTTCGAGAACTCTAGCCGCATCCAGTGGCCCGCGTCGGCCTCTCCCACGAACGGGTCCACGCCTCGCCCGATCTCGATCAGGCCGGTCGCCGCCGTTGCGTTCGCCGTGTAGAGCGACCGCGCCTCAACCTTGCTGGACCGCGGTTCATCGGAACGGAGACAACTCACGGTCAGCGCTGTCGAGGTGCCGTTCCCGATGTCGTTTGTCGTGCGGGACAGGATGAACTGGTTGTCCGTTCCCGCCGAGTCCTCGATGTTGAAGACGAGACTCAGGAGCATGATCGAGATGCCCTTCGGAACCCGAAGCGCCCCCTGCGGCTGATCTTCGTCATACGCGGTCTCTGCGAAGTCAAGATGCGTACCGGCGTCGCCCTGCTGAGCGTGGAATATCCGGCCCTCAAGAGCCATCTGGTCAATCCAGTCCTTGACGATGGTCTCTGCCCCGCGCCCGAGGGCGGGTTCCGCCGGACTGCCTTCTTCACCGACGCGCCGTCCGCGCACTGCTTGGATTCTTGATACGTCCGCCATGTCTTTTCTCCTTCGGTCCCTTCAGGCCCTTGCGGACCGTGAACCTTCAGTTCCGCTAGGCCCGGACATCTGCCGGAGCCGTGAACCGCTGGTTGCGGAGCGGACCCGGAGGCCCGCTCCGCCTTATTCCTACGCAGCCGTGACCGTCGCGCCCGTGTCGAGGGGCACATACCACAATTGCCACTTGATCTGGCCAGTGTTCGAGGCCGCGCAGTCTAGGTCGATGGTGCCGACGTTGACCACGACCGGGCGGTCCGGCAGCACGGTAGCGCCCGCAGTCCCGCCCTGGAGAGCGTCGGTGAACGTACCCGTGATGCCGTAGAGCGCACCGACCTCGTCTGCTGAGATGTCCAGGGCGGCGCAGATGTCCGCCGATGTTCCTGTGGTCGGATTGGCCGTGAGCTTCGTGTTGTTCGCCTGCGTCTGGATAATGGTCGTTACCTCGCCAACAATGCCGAGGATGGCGACCCTCCCGGTGGCGACGGTGAAGATCGCCGCCGCCGTGGTCTGGGGCAGATTCGCAGCCGCCTTTTCGACCAGCACGCCGGTCGTCACCTTGGCCGCGGCATCGGCGTCGATTTGTTCTTCGCTGATGGCGTTGTCTGCGATCTTGGCGTTCGTGATCGCATCGGCCGCGATCTTCGCGGCTGCGATGGCGTTGCTGCCGATTGAGTCCGCGGCCAGGAACCCGTCGCCAATGCCGTCCGGGTTTACCGTCCGCGGGGACATGATGCCGGCCTCGTCGATGGCGTCCTGCTCCCAGTTGTCCACGCAGAGGCAGGAACCCGGATCGAGCATCGACCCGAGCGTGCCTCCGACCATGTGACAGCCTTCAATCACGCCCGTTGCGGCGCCTGAGAAGATGATCCCCGGCCCGTATGTGGTCGTGACGTTCTTGATCCGGCAGACGGTGTGGGCCTGCCCGGAATGGAGCGCCCCGCTATCCCATGCGTTCGTGGCAGAGCCGCCGTCTAGATAGCAATCCTCGACCCGAAGGCCGAAGGAAGTGCCCTCAACCTCGATCCAGGCGTCGGGGCCGTTGGCCGTGACCTTGCAGGAGCAGTTGCGCACCAGTAGGTCGTCTCCGTCCGCGGTGACCGTGATGCTCTCAAGGTCGTTCGCGCCGCAGTCGAAGTGACAGTCCTCGGTTATGCAGTTGGCAGCCGCGACGTTGATCGAGGCTGTGTGCGCTGCCGAACCCTCGTTGAAGTAGAGGCCGGAGATCCGCACGTTCGCGGCCGTCACTGTGATCCCGTCGATGTTGGCGTTGATCGTCAGTTGGGGCCGGTTCGTGCCGACGGCCAAGCCGATTATGCTCACGCCCGCGACATCGCACGTAATGGCGACCGTCAGCGTTTCGGCATGGCCGGCCATCACGATGATGCGGTCGCCGTTGTTGGCCGTGCACTGGCCGATGGCGTAGTCGATAGTCGCGAACGGTCGGTCGGGGTTGTCACCGTAGCCAACGGCGTCAGAGCCGGTGGCGCTACCCGAATCGACGAAGAAGATGTTGCCAGTCGTTTTCTCCTCGTCATAGATCGAGAAAACGCCGCCCGGAGTCTTCCGGGAAAAGAGAGCTGTTTTACTGCCACCTTGCGCCATATCGGGGTTCCTTCCCTTGTTATGGAGGCGTTATCACTACGTCGTGCGGCCTCTTCTCAGCCGCGCCGTGGTCCTGACCCGAGGCAGCCTGCCCTTCTTCCGCTGTTGCGGGAGCGCGTGGCCGCATCTTGGGCAGTATTTGGGAAGTGGATTGCTCCACTGCCGCCCACATCCCGGACAGATCATGCTCTGCCTCCCTACCCGTGAACCGCTACCTGCTCACCGCGTGAGCGTGCGCCCATCGCGGCCAGTGCAGGATCGTGCTGAGCTTCGGCCATGTCGTCCATGAACTTCCGGGCGTTCTTGCCGTCCTCAACGGGGCATCCACACCGGGTGCAGTTGGCCGGAGCACCCACCGCTTTCCCGTCCGGGTCCACAACCTGGAACATCTTGGAGCAGTTCGGGCAGTGGACGTACTCCGAGTTCGGGTCCCCGAGGTTAGGTCTGCTGCGCATCAGCGCCATTGGTTTCCTCCCTCTCGTCCTTCAGAACGAGCCATCTCACGTCACAGAGTTTGCACCTGTCCGGGTGCTTCCCGTCTCCGTCTGCGCTCCAGCGGGCGTTGCATTTCCCGCAGACCAGAACGCCGTTCTCATCGATATTGGCCAGCGCCATCTCTTCCCTATGGGGCGCGTCGCCCCGGCGCCGGGCCATCCGCACCTCCCACCACCAGGCAATCTCGTCCGGCCACTCACCAACCGTCGCGTGCCAGATAGACGCCTTTGCCCGGACACGCCGCAACTCTTCAGGCGTCAGATACTCCAGCGCCTCGTGATGCCACGGCAGGTCCTCAAGGGCCGGGTCTCCTTCGGTTTCGAGCACGAGGTCCCGCCAGACCGCCACGGGCATACCGGGCGGAACCTCGCGCTTGTTACCTACGAACGTCTCAGGCATCAGGTTTAGGTACTCGGGTCCACGTAGACCTTCTCGCCAGCAACGGCCGCACCCTGGAGTTCCTTCTGCGGGTACGCGTAGCCGTAGCAGACCATGACCGCCATCACGTCGTCTGTGCCGGTGTTGCCGTCTTCACCGACCGTGACACGCACGCAGTCGTCGCCGCCCTCCACGTCCAGGTCTTCGGCGCGGGCCTCGATGATCACGAAGTCCCCGTCAGCGTCGATCGGACTGTCCGTGTCGTAGTTCCCGCCCGACGCGTCGGTGGTCAGCTCGCCCACGCCGGTGCCGGATGTGTCCTGAGCCGCCTCCATGCGGCAGTGGTCCAGGTCGTCGCTCGCGTTCCACGTGCCGAGCTCAACGTAGGCCATCATCCGGGTGAAGTTCTTACAGTCCCGGTAGTCCGTTGATGCCGTCGTGCCTCCGACGTCCGTCGCCGAAGGCGACTGAATGTCAAACACGCCGTGTTCACTGAGCCTCATGCTCATTTCGTCAGTCCTCCTATTGTTCGAGTCGATCTCCCTGCGGAGAAAGCCCCACTAGGATCGTGCCGCCAGAGCCACAAACGGGCTCAGGGTGTTGCTTCCATGCCTCGGCGTAAGAGCCGAGTCGATCCACGGCCGTCCGTCCACCCGCTGGATGAACCGGAAGTCCGTCTCGTCGGTGTTGAACCGGACGTGCGGGCTGGAGGCCATCTCCAACGCCTGCCGGTCCCCGATCAGGTAGTAGCTCAGGTCGGCCAGGTAGATGTCCCCGGCCGTTCCGAGCGTCTGGCACTTCTCCGAGTAAACGATGGGCCGCCCCAAGAGCGAGTCGTTGGGTGCTCCACTCAACCCGCCGGCCGGGAAGAACATCGGCGCTCCGCCGGTGCCTACCGACAGGCTCAGCGTGAAGAGTTGCGGCTTGACGTCCGGGTTCGCGATCCAGACCGCTCTCATCATGGAGGCGGGCAGGAGCCGCGCGTACATCTTGACGATGTTCTCCGTGACGATGGTCGTGGCCGTCTGGCCCGTCTCCTTCGCCACAGACACCAGGGCGTCGGCGTTCAGGATTCCGAGCGGCTGTCCGCCGCCGATCCCTCCAATGAACGCGTCGTCCTCAAAGTAAGCCAGCGCCTCACCGAAGAGGCTGTTGATCAGCGGCTCGAACGTGATCGCCGAGTCCCGAAGGAGCTCATTGCTCACACGCGTCCCGCCGAGCAGCTTCTTGGCCGTCAGTACGGCCTGAGCAAATGTCGGCTCGGACTGCGTGATTGAACCCGACTCCGGCACCCAGTAAGCTTGGACACCGCCATAGACGTTCTCAGCGTGCGTCGTATCTCGGATCGCCGGGATGCGCGTCGTCGGAGTCGCCATCGGCAGAACCCGCGCGCGAGGCCGCACGACCGCGCTCTCAAGGCTCAGGCGCAGGAGCTCCGCCCGGAACTCCTCTGGAACCAGGAACCCGCCCTGGTCGCCTTGGCCCTCACCGAGTACCTTCACGCGGCTGTCGATGGCCGTGTGTGTGATGTGCGGGGAGATGGCCTTGGCGTACTCCACGAAGCTCTCGAACTCGCCGGCGTCCAGGCCCGGACCCGTCCCCGTTGCGGCGACCTGCCGCCTCTCAGTGTCGTTCATCTTGGCGTAGACGGCATCCACAGCGGAGCGATGCCCGTTGCCGTTGCTCGCGTCCGCCGACATCGGAGGTCGGCCGTTCGGCGGCTTCGTGTCGTTCTTCTCGTAGAACTCCTTGAGCACCGTCTCCATCTGCTCGCGGAGTTGCGCATCGGTGGCGCCCTTGTCGCGCTCCGCGTACGCGTCACGGTACTGGCGAAGGAAGTCGCGGGTCTTGGCCCCGTCGGAGAAAATCTCCGTTCGGCGTTCGTCGTCCATGAGCGTCTCTTCGAGCTGCTCCGGGGTCTCGGGAGTAGCGTTCTTCTTCACCATTACGAGCCTCCGCTCAACTCTTCTCGGAATGCCCTCACGATCTCTTCGCGATGGCCGTTCTCGGACTGGTCGGTCAGGTCGTCTTTGTGCTCGCGCTTCACCGCGGCCGCGATCTCCTCAAGGAGCGCCTCAACGCGGTCGAAGCGGATGTCGATGCCAGGCTGCCCGTCGGCATTGGCCTCGACCTCAGCGTGATCCGTCAGAATCTCCTCGACCACCTCAGCGATAGCCGGATCAAGGCCAGCACCTTTCATACGCTGAAGCGCGTC